TTTCTACATTGTTTGTATTGACTGTTATTAATATAATATATAACAATATTATTACAAAAATTATTTTATGGTATTCCATGTTTATATATAAAAATATAAAAAATATAATCACTCAATCAGTACATAAATGGCATAATGGCATTTGATCGAAGCACTTTGTACATAGGAAGTGTTCACATTTACGAAACTTGAGACATTCCCCCATTTTACAACATCTTGGACACGACCAAGGAGTCTTGAATTCTAGTATCTCATTTTTGAATCTCCAGAAACATGATGTACACACCTTTAATCCAGGTTTCACTTGTTTGCTGCATACTTGATAGTTTGGACAGTTCATTACTTTAAACTGTCGGAATAAATTCCCAATGAAGATCGCGACAAATTTTTTTCCATATAACATCTTGTTGATATAATTTCTCTTTGGACTTGAGAAGTGGAAAATATTGGAGATAATCATCTTCACCTAAAAGTTCACAAAATTTATAGAGGACATAGGAGTAACTCAAAAAGTTTTTACGTTCAGATGGACAATTGTCATCGAATGGTTTTTGAATATCTTTGAACATTATTCGAAGATATTCTTCTAATTCTTGTGGCATATTTGGAGGTTTGATACCATTGAGAATATTTGTAATATACGGTACATGTTCATAATATTTATTCAGTCTCAATTTTTTTAAAAGTCCTCTAATTTTTGTATGTGTGATATCTTCCAAGTTTTTGATTTTCATCTTCTTGAGTTCACTCCGTAATTGATCAATAACTTCGACTGGGATATTGGTCATTTCTTGAGCTTGAAATTGTGAAAGCCATTCATTGAAATGATTCTCTCTTTTATATGAATAATTTACAATCTTCTCCGATGTTTCTTGTTCTTCTCTATATGTCAATTCTTCACCTAACAATTTAGCTATAATCACACCACATGTATCACACACGAGATCACTTGTACTATGAAAATGAATGAGGTTACTATCTGGACACGTCTCACATCTTTCAATTGTTCGTTCACATGGTCTATAAATGTTTTGTTTTTCAACATCTATGAGATAATCGGTAAATATATCCTTTCGTTTCAGACCCACAGTCTCTTTTACATTGAAGACGTTATCAGTATTACTATTTTCTCCACCATCTTCTATATGTTGATCTATATACGGCATACATTTTATGATATACTCAGACATTTCAGATTCGTATTTTTTTCTATTATACGGGTCATCTCGTATCATGTGTTTCCATTCATCTAATTTGTTATTATATCTACTTAAAAAATTACCTTCCATTCTTATAAAGAAATGATTTCCAAACTTTTAAGTACTGTTTTTTTCTGGTATAAAAGTATAGTCACACCACGGGACTATAAGATTATTTCCGAGGAACTTGAATATGGAGTTGATCACGATTTGAAATATCATACTGAAGATGATTTTTGGATGAATGAAAGTAAAGATTGGAAGGATGAAACTCTCGATGAATTCTATATGGAAGTCACTGGTAAAAAATTTAGATATACTACAATCCCCCAAAATGTAACATATACAATCTTACGTGTAAGATATTACTTCAATGGACATGAATACACCGCCATATCTAATGATATTAACTTCAAACCTGGGGAGTGTGAAGATAGTGCGATGCATTTTAGTATCCCTTTGAGTAGTGCTTGGATCGTCGATCATGATGATAAACCGATGAGAAACATTACTGAAAAGGTGAAACGGTACAGTGGTCCACGGAATGACTTCCATGGACAAAAAGTTCCACTCACACATTTTTTATATTATGATATGGATGTACTTGAGGATAAATTACCTAAAATCATTCTCACAAACTCTCTAGGTATGAAGAAAACTCTATCAACTATCAAAGACTTTACGATCAATCTTCAGATACCTTAGTTGCTAAGTAAAACTTAAGCTCTCCCAAATTAGCAACGTTGTATTTTAAAATGAGAAATCTATTACCCGTTTCCTGTATAATTTGCACAGACGCACACATACTCGTCGCCTTTGTAAAGATATTTAGATACTTTAGACTATATAGACCAGATATAGTGGGACTTTCATCGATACATTCTATAGATGTTTCTTGATTGGCAAAATCACCTTCACATTTAAACCGGATATCCTTCCCCGTCCTTTTAATCTCGATATCGGTTCCAATGTTGGACATATCACGACAGAGTCTCTGGAAATCCGCCGATGGTAATGTTGTGATGGTAGTCATTTCCACAACTGGAACTTCGATACGACTCTCGTTAATATCCAGGAGTTTCAATTGAAATTTAGTATTCGTTTTTTTCGTTTCACTGAAAATCTCAATATCCATATATTCTTTTGAATTGATATCGATACGCAGTACATCGTTATTGGTGATCGTCTTTAGGAGTTTGAATGTATTTGAAATGTTAATACCAGCGATGATTTCTTCTTGATCACAATGGTACTCCTCAAAATTATCCGCTGCGAGATACATGTCGACTAGAGAAGTTCTCGCTGTATCCAGGGTAACAACATACAGTCCATCTGGTCTAAAGTAAATATTTACATCATTCAAAATATCTTTTAAAACCTCAAATGTTGATTTAAAAGCCGAAGCCTGTATTGTAATCAACTTCATGTCTAATGGTTCCGTGCGTTAGATCTTTAAATCACTATAAGCAACACCCTTGGAAACATCGCGACCTATCTTTTCCTGTAATTCGGGTGTCATTGCGGGTTGGAGAGATTGACCATAATCATCCAGTTTAAACATATCCGATGTGGAAGTATCACCATCTAGTGACGTCATAGAACACCCCATACCCCCAATCCCAGCGTGATCAACATCTTTCTTGGGTAACAGTGATTCAAGCCAATTTTTAATTTCATTTCCTACTAAGATCTTACCATTCTTCGTGAGCATAGTTGGGACACGATTGATTTTATTCTTATAATTTGGTGGAATGCCCTGTGTATTGATATTATGATAATGCACCAATTGCTTCAGCTGAGGAACTTTGTTAATGTATTCAATGACTTCCATGGAGTGTTTGCATCTAGGACTATATATCAGGAGTGACATCTATTATCTATAGGGTATTTTGTAAAAAAAAATTAACGCATTATAGTAAATATGAACTACCTGTTAGCCTTGACTCTTATTGTCCTCGTGTTTTTCCTGATGACTAAACACGAAGGTTTCACGGAAGCTTTCGGTCTCTCAGGCCACACCGTACCAGTTCCTCCTATTGAACTCAATGATCCCAGACCAGACCTTTCTAAATACAAAAAAGTTGAAGCAGCTGTGAATAATGATAGAATAGAAGAGTTTGTTCTCCAAGCCAACCAGGAGATTTCTAAACGCACTGGTCTCTGTACGTATATCATTGAGACTACATCAATCACACAATATAGTGGAGATGATAACGACATATATGAGTGTGTGTTTATGACTATAAAGAAGGATGGTTTCTCATTTGGTTTCTCAATTGTTGCCTCATTCGAGGTTCAGAATGAAAATGTTCGTCTCGTATCACTACGTAGCCAGCCCCTCGGTGTTCAGGCACCAGATGATATCACACCATTCATGGAGAGTTCAACCGGTAAAGAGTTTCTTGATTATAAAATTGTGAAAGAAAGTGCGTACCCAACTAGAAGTGAGTTTGATTCTCTAAAAAATAACTTGAAGACATTATAATGCTAAGCATCAATGATGTAACAAGGATTGATGATAAGAGAAAGCAACTCCGTAAAGAAATCTATATGAAGATTTATGAACAATTTTCTACTAAAATTAAACAAAGTGTAGAACTTGGACACAAGCAAATTTTTTTAACTGTTCCAACCTTTCTACTTGGTTATCCAGTATTCGATCGTTCTCAGGCTGCGAAGTATGTTGCGAGACAATTCTCACTTGGTGGTTTCACTGTACAGCTCGTAAGTGATCACGATATTTATGTATCATGGGTAGTACAGAAGAAGAAGAAGACAGAGCGTGTACACGAAGAAGAGAGCGATTTCCCAAATCTCATGAACTTGAAGAAGATGGCGAATAAGTACAGACGAAATGCGTGAGAGTTAAAGTTTAAATATGTAAAACTATTATAAATCATGTCTGAGCAGCTGAGTATCATGGTAGAAGCAAAAAAGGAGTACTTGGGTCAGTTGTATCTCATCATGTGTCCAGCGATGATTGATATTTTTCAGGACATGCATAATGAATCGATACAACTCTCAAAGGGCCGAAAAGTTCTTATAATGTTCCAGAAACTTCTCAAGGAGGTACCGAACTGGTCTAATGCGATGTCCAAAAATCACAGTGATAATATTACCAGTCGGTGTGCATGGTTCGGTGATTTACTTGCCGCTGTATTCGTCGCATGCACCAAAATTCTTTCTGCGGTTCGTCTCAAGGCGGATAATAAGAAAATTTCTCTAAAACTCCCAACTGACGAGGTATTCATTCAGACATGTTACAACAACATAGCAAAAGATTTGTATAAAGATCCTTATATTTTCACTGAAGAACAAAGTGAATATGTACGTGATGAGAAACTAACTGCTCGTTTTTCAGTTTGCATTGAAAATACTGTGAAGGAACTCATTCCTGTACAGCAGATTCTCCAGACCTACATGTCTCAGGAGACGCGTGATATTTCACTCGACAATGAAATCCATGACGGTATCGACCCAGATGTGATAGATGAAAATATGATGGAACCTGAACCCGAACTTGAACCCGAACTCGAACCTGCGTGTGCACCAGAACCCGAACTCGAACCAACTGGTCTCGAGAATGAATTCAAAACTGTACCAGGTGTTCACGCTCCCGAACCATCTCCCGATTTTGGTACAGAGCCCCAGCCTGCGCCTCAAACCGAGGAAGAAGATGACGTTCTATTCGGGGATGCACCAGAACAGCGCACAAAAAAAGTTGGTTATAATTAAATGGAACTCTCCGACTATTTACGTGACCCAGTGTATGCTGCTCTCATCGCAGGTGGTATCACCGCGGGGTATATTCATCTCAAGGCTAATCTCAATAATGAGGGTAAACTCGAACTTAACAAATACACAAAGCCAGCGTTATTGAATGCGATTTTAGTATTCTTTATAGTCTCTGGTGGAATAGGACAGAAAGAGTCTATTTCTACCGATCCTTTCTAAACTTAAAGATTAAACCAATAGATTAAGAAAATGGCATCCGTTACTGCGTTTAACGATATGATGGGTCAATTTCTTGTGGAATTGCACAAGACTTTTCCAGATGAAAAAGGCATAAAAAAAATGATGACTTCGTTTGATGTTTTGAAGTCAAGCAACCCACGTCTCGTCGTGGATGCTTATATGAAAGGTGTAACACCATACGCTGATAAGATTTCATCCAAAGATGAATCATTTCTTCTCGAGGAAATTGAAACGATCGAGTTCTTGAAGGATCTCAATATCAAGTCCTATTGGGAACGAATGTCTGCTAATACGCGGGCGGCGACATGGCAATATCTCCAGACACTCTACATGCTTGGTACTACGATTACTTCGATCCCTGATGACACACTCAAGATGATCGAGGGTATCGCCAAGGATTGTGCCGATAAGATGCAGGCGGATGGTGGTGGTATTGACCAGGACGCACTCATGAAGATGATGGGTGGAATGCTTGGTAACCTCCCCAAAAAATAAACCTCAACTTATACTAAATGAAAGCTTGGTTCGACGATCCTCAGCAGCTCATTAGGTCTGACCAGATTACACAGTTCTGGCCGACAGGTGAACAAACTCCAGTGGATCGTATTAACGCAGCTTCTCGTTTTATTATTTATGCGTCATGTATGATTTATCTCATTCGTCGCGACCCTCGTATATTTGTTTTAGGGGCAACTGTCCTTTCCGTCATTTATATTCTTTATAAGTCGAAAATGATCAATGAGAGTTATGGTTTTAGTGTAGATGGTGAAAAATGTCATATGCCTACCAAGGAAAATCCTATGGCTAATGTTCTCATCACCGACTTTACAGATGCACCCAATCGTCTAGAGGCTTGTTATTATTCAAGTGTAAAGCCATTGGTACAAAGTTTAAATGGAGATCGAGTTCCATTCGACGCTGGTCGTTCCCGCTCCCCATTGCCCAAGTATCAACGAAATGCGGTTGAGCGTCAGTTTGTATCCAATCCAGTCACCGATCTGGCCGGTGACCAGACAGGGTTCGCTGAGTGGTTATACGGACCCAAGAACGGTCCCATGTGTAAGAGTGATACCCAATTCTGTAGCCCGGATGCCCGTGGTGTCCAACTCGAAGCGTTCGCTGGTCTCGGTGGGGATGGAGACGTCAGGGGGCCTAGGGGTGGTGGTCGTGTGCGAGGGGGGGGAGGAACCTATAGTTAGATTATATTCTCATGTAATAATAAATGGCGTATCAACTCCAACCTGGCCTTTCTCGAGTTCAGAACAAGGGTGCCATTCCTCCAGTAAAAGCGACTGATGAAGTTTTTGTATATCCTCAGCCCAGTACTCTCAACTGTGGTGGGTGCCGCCCGAATACCATGTTGTATGGAACTGCCCCATACATGGCTGGTAAGGGTTCTCCAGCCCAGTACATCGATACGAGTGATCAACTTCGCCCCCAATCCACTTCCCGTTTCAACAAGAAAATAGTCCAAACATATGAACGTAATCTCTTTCCCTTGAACAACACAGAGTGTAAGGTACCTCTTCGCACAATGCGATATGAACCCGCGAGTACCCGTGCCGAAGTTCAGAATGGTCTCTTTCAGAAAAGATATATTAATAAAAATGTTAATAAGAAGTAAGA